CCGGTCCAGCACCTGCGTCAAAACCTGCATCCGCTGCGTCTGGCTCTCGCTCTCCCGCAGCGCCGCCACGCCCGCCTGCTTCACCACCTCGGCCATGAACGCCGGCACCGGTTGCACCACCCATTTCACCGCCGTTAGATCGGTCGAAAACGTCCCGCTCGTGTGCGACTCGACGCACAAATAGCACTTGTCCGCCTGATAAATTACATCCCCCACCACGTAGGCCGTCGCCGTCACCCAGGCCGTCGTCGTGTAGATCGGCGCCGGTTCGATGAACTTCACATGCACCGTCGCCGCCGCGCCCACGTCATCGTTCAGCACAATCCCGTCCGCCGCCACACTGAACGGCAGCGGCCCCGGGTTTTTGTCCGTGAACGGATTCCGCTCATACACCCCCAGCACCTGGCCGATCGGCAGGATGCTGTTCCCCACATCCCGCTCCATGCTGATCACGTTGCTCGATGCCGTCCGGCTCGCCGACTGCGCCAGCTCCGGCCATCCGCCCTCCAGCCAATACCACGCATAATCCATCCCCTCCGTCAGCAGGCTCGCATACCGCAGCTTGTCCGTCGCGCTCGGGTCTGTCGTCGCCATCCCGATCCCGCGGATCATCCCGTTCAGCAGACTCGTAAACGTCACCGTCCGCAGACTCACAGCACCACCCCCCTCTTGTCCGTCAACACAATCCCCGATGCCTTTGGCATTCTGCATTCAGGCTTGGTCATTCCAGCCGTCCACCCCACGCGCGGCTTCTCACTCCGATACCGCACCCGATCCTGCGGATTCTTCTTCAGGTAATCCCGCCGGAATTCCTCGTGCTTCCAGATGTTCTCCTCATTGAACACCGCCCGGCCCTGGTGGATCCAGTAGAAATAACTCGCCGCCGGCACATCCATCGTCACCCGCAATCCGGTCGATGCCTCCGCCGCACTTTCCAGCACGCTGCACGCCTGCGCCAGTCGCGCCTCGGCCAGCTCCGTCTCCACGCGCTCGCGCTCCCAGCCGGTCCGGAACTCGGCCTCCACCGCGTCCAGCAGTTCCTTTCCGCCGCTTCGGGCGATGCTTTCAAGCAGTCCGTCCATCTCCGGAGTTTCGTTGCGTCCCCACGCCACCCTCCGGTCATCTGTCAAATCTGAAGCAGGCGGGCCAATCGCCCTCACGATCCGGCCCGCCCGCCACCATCGGCCAAAGAAAGCCGTTACTGACGCAGCGTGCCCAGGTCGATCACCGCCAGGTAAATCTCCGCCACACCGGCGGTGATGTCTGCCGGGGCACCCGTCGCCGCCTGTGTGGCAAATTGCGCCACCAGCACGTCGCTCGCATTGCCGAACGATCCCGCCTCGGTCTTCACCGTCGCGGACGTGTCGGCCAAAAGCCACGCATTGGTCTTCGCGTCCTGCGCGTCCAGGAAATTGTCCGGATCGCCGTCGGTGCCGACCGCCACCGTCAGCGTGCCGTCCGTCGCAAACGCCGTGGCGATGTAAGCCGCCACCTTGTCCACCAGGAATTTGGCTGGAGTGCTGCCCAGCGTCACCGTCACGGTGTCGCCGTCCGTCGTCCACGAGCTGTTGTTGATCGCCGTGAAGTCGATCACGAACTTGTGGGTGAATCCCGTCTGCCGGGTCTGCTCGGCGCTCAGCACCTCGATCGAACCCGCGTTCGGGTTGGTCGTGATGGCCGTCGCCAGTGTCACTGCTTGATCTGCCATAGTCTTGTCCTCCTTAAAATGTCGTTTTGAAAATCCAGCCCGCCCGGTTTGGCGTGGGGATCGGGGTCAATCACTCGATTGATCGATCCCCACGCCGGGGTGGGTTGTGGGGAATCGGGTTAGCTCGTGGCCGCAAACTTGGCCAGGCCCAGCGGGTTTTTGACGCACAGGCCCACGATGGCGCTGATCACGCCGCGGGGTCCGCCGCCCAGATCCGGCAAAGGCTCGAACATCACGTCCTGCTGATAGCGCAACTCCAGCATGTCCATGTCCAGCGCGTAGCCGCGGAACGTGCTGTTCGCGCTCGTGCTGTAGTTCCAGCCCAGCCAGTTGCTCAGCACCAGGTCATAGGTGCCGAAGTCGCTGGTGTAGCTCTGCACGCGGTCCGCAAAGGATCCCGCCTCGCCCGCGCTCGTTCGCTTGATCTGCGTGTGTTGCGCCAAGTCCACCTGGTAGCCGGTCAACCGCGTAAACCGCTTTTTCAGCGAGGTGCCGCTAACCAGCATGTAGGTCTTCTCTTCGCCTACCTGCTGATACTGCGATTCCATCACCCCCTCAACCAGCGCCGGGGTCAGCGATGCCATCGCCGTCGCATCGATCGATGCGCTCGGAGTGCGAAACGCCGCATCAATCGGCAACACCGTTTGCGCGGAATTGTTGATGATGGAGCCGAGCCCGTGGCCTTGATAGCCCACGGTGCCGTTGTCCTTCTGCGCCACGTTGTCGGAGCCCCATGCTGCCTCGATGTCGCGCTTGATCTCGAAGGATTTCTTCACGATGGCCTTGGCCATTTCCTTCTTCATGCCGATGCCCGCCACGTTGGACAGGTTGGCGCGCTTGCTCACCTTCGGCTCACGACGGAACTCTTCGGTGTAGTTGCTCAGGATCGCGCGGTATGCCGCGGCATCCTCCGGGCTGCTGGCATCGCTGCCGTCCACCACCGCGCCGGCCTTGGGCGGGTCGTAGGCGTCTGCTTGCCATTCAAAAAGGCTGTTTGCCGGGTCGCTCCCTTTCGGGATGGCCGCAAAGAGCGGCGTCTTCCTCGCATCCGCCACCGCGATCACGTCACTGAGTGATTCACGCTTGCCGACTTGAGAACGTTCAAAAGTTTGTGCCATTGTTTTCTCCTCCTGGTTGTTGTGTGGTTCAGTCCTCCAGCAATCCCATTGCCCATTCGTTCTGCGCGTCACGATCTCCCGATCCGATTCGCTCGATCAGGTTCCGGTCCGTCGCAGTTTTCCCGGCAGCCGCCGCCTTGCGTGCGGGGAGCGGGGACGGGGATGATGCTTTGACCGGTGCAGCCGCCGCTTTCGACTGTCCCGCCTTGTGCTTTGGCACCAGCAGATACTTCCCGCTCTCGACCAGCTTGCCGACGGCCAAACGGCCAAGCAGCAGCGCCTTGTTCGGCACCCGGTTCAGCTCTGGCGTTTCCTTCACCAGATCGACCACCGTGCTGTTGTGCTTCGATTGCGGGTCAAACACAAACGGGTAAAGCTCCCGCGCCGACTTCTCAGCCTGCGCCGTGCGCTGAATCGCTTCCATCGCCCGGTCGGCGTCTCCCAACATCTTCCGGGTCCACTTCAGCTCATCGCGCACCTGCCTCCGCGTGTATTCCTTCTCCTCACCGTTCGCATCCTTCAGGAAATAACTGTCTTGGTGATCGTCCAGCAGATCCTCCAGCCACTCGAGCTTCTGCTCGAACTGGCCTCGCACCTGCCCAACGTCCGCTTCAGTCTTCGCCTGGGCAAACGGCCCGTCTGCCATCGCGCCACTCGGCAGCGTTTCCAGCTCGCGCACTTTCGCCTTCAGTCCTTCCACCTCTGCCGTCAGAGACTCACGAATGCTTTCCAGCTCCCGCTTCTGCTCCCGCAGCTTGTAGTTCCTCTTCTCCAGTGCCTTTGCCTTCCGCTCCGCCGTCGGCTCATCATCCCCGTCCTCGCCCTCCGCAGGATCGTCGTCCTCGGATTCGTCCGCTTCCTCGTCGTCGTCATCGGACAAGATCGGCTTGGTGCCGTCCTCGCCCTCATCCTCCGCCGCGTCCGCTTTCTCCTCTTCGTCCTCCGTTCCAGCCTTGGCTGTTTTCGGGTTGGGCTTGCGCTCCTTGACCTTGGGTTCCTCCGCCTCGTCCCCGGCTTCCGCATGTTCCATTGACATGCCCGCCAGATCCTCCGCCAGACTTCCCAGCACATTGCGCGCCTCCATGTCCGCCGTCACGTCGCGTTCACTCACGGCCCTGCGCGCCGTCGCAGGACGGGCCGCCGACACTTGTTCGGCCGCCCCTTCATCGGCGATCCCTGTGGAGGCCGGGGCCTCCGCTTGGGTATTGGATTTGCTTTTAGCCATAACAACCAGGCGCACCGCGCCCGACGGCTCCCATCAACCACGCCCGACCGTCATTTCTCAACCCTCTCGCCTCACGCCTCCGCCCGCCTCCTCACACTTCCTCACTCTTATCCCGCTCCGGCCGGCACATTTCCTCAAGATCGGCCAGGAAATCCGTCAGCGTCCCCGCGCTCACGCACAGTTCATCCCGCCTCCGCGACTCCACCCCCATCGCCTCCGCCTCCGCCCGCAGTCGCCCACGCACCAGCTCCGCCATCCCACGAACCGCCACCATCATCGGATCCTCCCACCTCCCCGACAACGCCCGCCCCCAAGCCGGATCCATCTTCTCCACCTCATTGCCCTCAACATTGCTTCCCTTCATCATTCAAAATTCCCGGTTCAAAATTTAACATTCACACCACCGCCACCCATGCGTCAATTCTCCGGAGAATGTGTTATCACCTTGTTCGCGCAAGAATTCCCCGTGCCGTAGAGCGGGAGCACGCAGAACTCATCATCATCTTGGTGGGCGTTCAAGAACTTGAGAAGTTCCGCTGCCTCTTCGCCACCCCGCTTCTCCACGTATTCACGGGCGGCATCGAGCTTGAGCATCAGCACGCACACGGATTCGTAGGCGGTGCATCCATCGTCGAGGTAGTCCTTGCCTGTTCCCGTGGCATCACAGATCAGATCATGCTGCCCCGCGCCATAGCGCATCAACGGCCAAGCGCGAACAAGGCATCGTAGCCAACGCCATACAGCGCGGCAGGTTGAAATCGGTAGTCTTTTCATGGCGTGGCTAGATTTGGTCGCTCATAGTCTCCCCATCTGATTGTCTGATTGTCTGGGCGTCTAACCCTCCAGCGCCGGAGCCGCCCCCACGCGCCCAATCACCGCGTTCTGCTGCTGTTCCAATTGAAACTCAAAGTGCTGCCGCCGCGCCTCCACCATCTTCGCAAAGCTCCCGCTCTGCTGATACAGCGCCATCAGTTCCGGATTCACCTGAATCGTCTGCATCATCGTCTGCAACCGCACCCGGAAGTTTTGCCCGCCCTCCTTCATGGCAGGTTCCACTCCGCTCGCCATCATCGCCACCGCGGCCTTCTCCTCCTCGATCTCTTCCGCCGTCGCCGCCTGCACATCCGGCACCGCAATGTCCGCCAGGTTCGGATCGATGCTCGACAGAATCCACCGCGTCACCGCCACGTCGTTCAGCACGCCCGTCCGGTCCAGGCTGAACGCCTTCTCAATCGCTTCCCACCGCTTCTTCACAAACTCCGCGTCCATCGTCCGCACGTCGAACATCAGCGCCACGTCATACTGGCCTTGAATCTCCTCCCGCGTGATTTGGAACGGCAACGGCCCCGAACCGATCACCCGGCTCACTTGCATCGGGTCCATGTATTGCTGGTCCAGTGCCAAAATCCGCAGCACCACCTCGCGCATCTGCGTCAGGAAATTCGTCACCTGCCACCGCTGGTGCATTGCCACCTTTTCCGGCGGCAGCTCCGCGTGCGCCAGCCCGATCAGATTCGCCACCCGGCGCCCGATCACCCGGTCCATCTCGATCGGCGTCCCATCCATCGCCGGCGGCTGCATCCAGTCCGTGTCATCGCCCGGCGCATTCGGCACCTTGCCACCCGGACGCACATCCGCCTGGCCTTTGTTGGAGACCAACCGCCGCGGATTCACCTTCAGCGGCGGCCGCGTCAAAAGCGCGGTGCGGTCCATCAGACTGTCCGTGATCGCCTTCCGCTGCCACTGCTCGCTCTCCACAACCTCCGGCACGCCCCGCGTGTCCCACAACCCCCGGCTTTTGAACTCCCGCCGCACATCCACAAAGCACGAGCCAGGCATCCAATAATCCCGCAGCCGGTCCAACCCCACCAGCCCGCTGCCCTTTTCCTCCTCACTCTTCGAAATGTCCGGATGCAGCACCACCTCCTGCATCGCCGGATAACCGTCTTCATCCACCGTTTTCAGGAACACGTGCAGATATTCGAACGCCGTCGCATCCGTCTCGATCCGTGTCCGCCACGTGTCTCGCGCTCCGCGATTGAACACCCGGTTCACCTGCGCGCTCAGGTTCCGCACCAGCGTCCCCATCTCCAGCACACGAGACGGCCCGTGCTCAATCATCGCATCCACGAACTTCTCGTCCCATCCCTCCGTCACCACCTTCGCCCGCAGCTCCGGCTCACTCACCCGGCACCGCACCGCGATCCACGGCGCCTCCTCCATGCAGTCCACCCAGGCCGGATACACCGCATCCACGCCCGGCGTCAGCGCCCGCACGCATGGCTTGCCCGGCAGCCGCACCGGCACGCGAAACTCCGCCGCACCTTCGGCCTTCAGTTGCTTGATCACATTCCGCAGCCGCTTCTCGCTCAGCGTCGGGAATCGTTGCCGGATCACCGTCATCAGAAACTCCCCGCGTCCCGAGTCCATCAACTCCTCCGCCACCATGATCGCGCTTTCCTCAAAGATCGCCGCCGAAGTCTGCTCGTCCACCTCGCCGCCCATCGCCGCCACTTCCGCGCTCCGCGCTTCGGCCACCATCTCCGCCAGCTCCGCTTCCGTCATCGTCTCGCGGCCCATCGTCCACGGCGTCGTCCAGCTCGTGTGCAGGATCGCATGCCCAAAGATGTTTTTCCATTGACTTGCGTAATTCACCTCGCGCCACAGCTCCGACCGCATCCGTTGCTTCACCTCGTAATTCAGCAGCGTCTGCACGCGGCCCGCCGCGTCCACGTCGTTCGCCTCCTGCGCCATCGCCATCAGTTGCGCGCCGAAGAACGCGCTCACCTCGAGCATGCTCACCTCATCAATCGCCTCCTCAATCAAGCGAATCCGTTGATCCGAGCACCCTTCCCACGGAAACACCTCACGCCCGTAATTCTTCGACCACTTCCGGCCGTCCTCGCTCTGGCCGTCCCACGTCGCATGCAGCAGCTCCTCATTCGCCCTCGCCTGCGTGAACCACGCACCCATGTCCGCCGTTTCGCGCTCGATCTCGCCGAGCAAATCGTTGATCCGGGTCCGGTCGTTCCGGGCCAGGTCATGCACTCCCGCCGTCGTCTTCATGCTGGTTGTCATTGCTCCCCAGCAACTCCGTCACCCCCAGCAAAACCATGATTCGCTCCCGATGATACTTCGCACACCCGCCCTTTTTCAACACTTTCCTCGCACGCTTCCTCTCGTCCTCCGTCTTGTCCTGCTGCAAAAGCGCCCGAGTCGTCCACATCGTCAGCCCGCAGGCCAGCCCAATTTCCACCACATCCGCCCGCGCCAGCCACAGCCCCGACCGCTCCCGCAAAACCTCCCGCAGCCGCCTCACCCGCAAAGCCACGCCGTCATCTTGTGTCATCGTTTTCATAGTTGGTCTCCTTCCAAATCCCTTCCCGGCCCCCTGATCCTCAACGCCGCATTCACAGCCCTTGCCAGTTCGTCAATGCCCTCGCCCTTCAACAAGTCATCCCGATAAACGATCCCGCCCCGCTGCTCCGGCCCGTTCGACAGCAGAAAGATCAACCCGTGGTGATTCGCCGCCACCACCTCGCTCACGCCCGCCGCCAGGCACGTCTCCAAAATCTTGTCAACGATTCCCTTCATCATTCAAAATTCCTCATTCGGTTTTCCTCATTCGGTTTTCCTCATTTTCCGCTCGTGCGGCCCCACCACCCGCTCACTCCAAAACTCCCCCTCGATCCAGTCACCCTCCCACGGCACATCATTGCCCGTCAGTTCAAGCCACTCCATCTCCACATCCCACCGCACCACCTCCGGCTCCCGGTGTTCCTCCCGATACCAATAAAACCCCGACTCCGCCGGCCGCTCCGTCGTCCACCTTCCCGTCTGATTGTCTGCGTGTCTCATAGTCTGATTACTGAAAACTGATCACTGAAAACTCACCACGCCCCCCCCACTCTCGCCTCCGCCCGCGCTCGCCTCGATTGCTTCGCCTCTTCCATCACCTCGTCCGGCTCATGCCACGGGTCCATCAGCACCAAATACCGGTCCGGATCGATGAAGTCCTTGCACGCCTCATCGTTCTTCCGCGCGTGCTCCGCATCCTCCGGCAGCGTGTAAGTGTTCCAGGCAAACACCGTGTTCCGGCACTCCTCCACGCACACCATCCCCGGCATCCCCACCACATCTGAACTCATCCGCGCCTGCATCAGCATGATCCCGTCGTGTTCCTTCGCCCCGCTCGCCGGTTCCCAGTCCAGCGCGTGCTCCGTCTCCAGCATTTCCTCGAGCGGCGTGCTGCCCTCACCGCCGCGGCTCACCGTCGGCGCCGCCGCAAACCTCGAGTCCATCAGCGTTCGCGCCACCTCCACCACCTCGCCCTCGATCACTTCGCCCGGGCGATCACTCCACTCCATCTTCACCCGCTCCGTCCGCACCCTCAGCGTGTCCCCATGCACCTTCCTCAACCGCTCCGCCAACCGTTTCCTCCCCATCCACATCCGCCGCGTGTAGTCCGTCCAATCCCTCGGCAACGCCAGCCGCTGCGCCGGTCCCTTGTCCCCGTTCAGCTTGTCGCCCTCCGTCGGCACCGCCCAAGCACCCGGGAATCCCACTTCCGGAATCTCCCAGTCCTGGCACGGCCATTCCTGCACCACCCAGATCCGCCCCAGCACATCCACCAGATACCACTTGAGCACCCACGGTTTCTTCGGCGCCGGGTCCGCCACCTCGTAAATCGTCCCCTCCACTGGCAATTCTGACTCCTTCCGCACATGCCGGCCCGAATCAAAGCCCAGCAGGCTTTGCACGTTCCTCGACACAATCCCGAACAATGTGATCTTGATTTGCTCGTCCGACTTGCCCTGCATCGACTGCACCGCGCCCGGCCAGTTTCCCGCGAACTTGTTCGCGTAAGTCGGTAGGAACGCCACCAACTTCCGCTCGTCCACCGGTTGAGCGAACCGCGGCAGATGATCCACGCTGCCCAATCGCCACGGATTTTCCGCCAACTCCGCGCGCTTTTTGTCCCGCGCCTCCGGCGTCGGCATGCTCGCAATCACCTGCTCCATCGCCTCCTGCACCATCGGCCGCGGATCGTAGAAATCATACATCCGCGCCCCCTGCAGAAACATCGCCGTCGATGGCGTCCAGCCCTCCTTTGGCGTGAAGCTGATCAGGTTCCACCCCTGATACACCTTCGCCAGCAGCGGCAGCGGCAGCGATTCACCCCGCTCCAGAATCTTTTCCGCTTCCTGCATCGCCTCCATAAACGCCGGTTCCCGAGTCTCCGCCGCCCGCGTCAACAGTCGATCATCAATCAGCTTCACAACCCCCGGAGGGACCAACTCATCGCACGTCGCGCACGTCAGCTCCTGCCCCACCATCGTCCCCGGATCCTGGCCGTAGAACCGAAACTCAAACCGCCCTCCCATCCGCTTCTTCTCACCGCGCCAGTCGCTCGCGTCCCAATACACGTTGAACTCCGATCCCGTGAATCCCGTCCCTTCCGAGTAGCTAAACTTTGTCGTTCGGTTCTTCTTCAGCTTTCCCGATTCCGGATTCATTTCCGGCGGCAGAAACCGCGCCACCCT